TACATCATGTCGATAAAGACATGACTTACAGCTAAGATTGTGAAGAAGCAAGTCAATGTCTTTATCAGAAATCATGTTTATGCCTGCACTGGGTAGAGAACTTTCAGTTCGTTGTAGATAGTATCAAAGCCAGTCACAGTGGATGACTCAAGAATGTGTTCAAGAACTTTGTTGTCTTCAACGAGTTCGCTGTTGAACATCCATTGCTTTTGATACGTTCCTTGCTTATATCCTTTGTCTTGACGGAACTTATTCAGAGCATTCTTGCCAAGATAATACTTCGTGAGTTCATCAACTGTAACTTCGAGTGATAGCATCACTTGAAAGAATGTAGTGATGACAGAAGAACCATCTAGACATGCAGCAACAAATTCTTCGCATTGCTTGATCTTCAGCTCTTTGGTTGGTGCATAATAGTGATGCGTTGCCCACTTGTATGCATGAAACAGATCAGTGCCTTTCTTGTTCTCAAGCATTGCTTCGGAGAGAAGAAAGTGGAAGATGTCAACAACTTCGAGCAATGCTTGCTTATGATCCCACTGAGCATCAATGTTCTTCCACCACTTGTATCCTAGATGATCGATGAGTTCGGCAGTCTCAATCCACATGGCTCGACGCCAGTTGTATCCAGCTTTACGCCATTCAGGATTTACAACAGAATTGAAAGTGTTCTGTAGCGCAAGACACTCATTGAATGCCGCAACAATTTTTTGATCACTCATAATTCACACTCCAGCTTGAAATTTGATAAACTCAATTGCATTCCGAATTTGCCAGTTGCGTTCTCGCAGTGACTTCAGAATCTCTTCAGTATACTCGAAACAAATCTTGATATAGCTTTCTCGATCAAGAATGTTGAGCAGATTGTCGTCGGTTTCTAACAGTCTCTCAAGTTCAGACTTCAGTGGCGTCTTGTACTGATACTGCTGCCAGTTATGCTTCTGCAACTCTTCTTTAGTCATCTGACCATTGTAGTACCGAGATCGAACACCTTTCATCTCAAGATATTCTTTCTCAAGCTTGAAGAGTCGAAGCTTGTAGTCCGTCAGAATGTTCAGATACTTCTGATGTAAGTTCGCAGTTCGAATGCTTGCTTCATCTAAGTTATCTCGATCAATCTGACAGTCTTTTTCCCATTCATCCTTTAGAGTTTCCAAGTGGAACATGATTTATTGAACTAGGATAGTCTCACCCTGAAGAAATGGAGCACTTGTGATTGGCTTCATACCAATGTGTTTAACTGTGCGACCAGCCTTTGATGCAAGTCGATCAATCATTGCGACATACTTTGCGTGTTGATCAGATCCTTCGACAGACTGAAAGCGAAGTGGATGACCAGCTTCAAGTTCTTTCATACCATCGTCATGAATTATCTTTGCAACAGACATGAATCCAAGCTTACTGACGTTGCCAGACTTGAATCCAGGCATCATTTGGTTATTGTGTACATGATACTCAACTTGACCTTCTGGATTCTTGAACTTGATCAGTCGAAGATTGTTGTCGTTCATGTGCTTATTGTACAACACTCGAACAGAGTCATGAGACTCATCGGGCAACATCATTTTCGCCATCATTTCAAGACTTGGATCACGCTTGACTTCACCAACATCGATGTCAAGTGATTCTGTCAATTCAACGAAATCTGCATATGTGAGAGTTGGCTTACTCATCATCAAAGTCCTCTTCTACGAGTTGCTTCCAGTTGTTGTACTTCTCTTTTCGCTTGTATGATGGCTGTACATCATAGGAATCATACTCATATCGATTGTAAGAATCGCCAGCACTTCGACGTTTTTGCTTGACTTGACGAGAAGGTTTTTGTTGTTCCATCGAGGAAGATGAACGAAATGACACTATCTGCTCCGAGTGTGTTGTTGATAAGAGAAACTTTATTTTAACAGATTTTCACTTGTGTGGCAACAAGTTTTTGAGGTGAATTGTGTGGACTTTTACACTGATCCAACGATTGTAGAAGTTTTCTGGATCTAGCAATACACCATAATCAAACTGATACTTGGCCTCAAAGTAACTAAGCTCACCCTTTGATTCGCATAGTCTAAGAATCTCTCGCTTGAACTTTTCTTTGCCCAGTGCTGTGACATCTGCACACAAGTCTTCAGACGATCCGTAGTATTCGCGCCAATCAGACTCTTTCTTTGTCCGTACTCGTTTTTTCTTCTTCTCGCCAGTCGTTTTGAGTTTGACTGTTTTCATTGCTGTGCGAGTCGAGTAGAGATTTTTCTTACCGATGTAACGTTTGCCACTATCGATATTGGTGATGCAATAAACAAACCCAATGGCTTTGCAGCCATCGGGAATGTTTTCAAACAGTTGATCGTTTAGCGTCCAAGTCATGAAGCTATTTACAGCTTCTCGGCCCAGTCTTTCACGATATGTTCGTTATTGAATCCACGACAAGTCAGTGATACACCATCTTCGTTGATTGCTCGTTCAATTTCTTTAGCTGCAATTCGACACTGATCAATTGGACAGTTATAGATCAAGGTTGCATGAGCAGAGAACGGCGTATATGTATGCTTACATCCAATTCGCTGAAGAGCAAAGTGTAGATCATTAATCTTTGACGAATTAACTTTCAGAACAATGCAACCAAGATGTTCGTCACGACCATTCTCTGGATCGGGTAGAGAATCAAAGATATCAACGCCAGTGACCATGACTGGAGTACCAATCATTGATCTGCGATTCAAAACATAATCGATATGATCAAGTGGAACAGCAGACTCTGGTGAATACATCAGCGTGATATGAGGCTTTGTATTCACCTTGCCTGGCAGAGTTGATACTATATGAAGTGGTAGTCCATCGACATCAACCGATACATAGTTACCAGGATTGTTTTCGGCAACCCATGCAGAAAAGCTTTTCACTTCAAATACTCCCTCAGTTCAGTAAAGCCACCAATATGCTTGTCACCTTCAAAGATTTGTGGAACAGTTCGAGCATCTGGCACCTTTGCTTTCAATTCAGATGCAGGAACATAAGTCTTGCCTAGAATCTGTGGCTGACCAACATCAATCTCGATCTCTTTGTATTCAAGCTTCTTTGCGCTCAGAAGTTGTTTGGCTTGTTGGCAGAAAGTGCAGTTTGGCTTTGAGTAAACGATAAACATCTTAGAAATCCGCTTCAAAAGTTAGATTGTCATCATCTCGCACGATGACGCCGATTTTATATTGATTGGAGTCTTGCTCTTGTGGGGCAGCTTGAGTCTTGCTGATATCGATCCAGTCTTCAACATGAGGCATTGGATTCTTTGTTGGAAACTTGTGATCACTCTCAACGTCCAAGAACTTGTAGACTTCACGAGCATTATACAACACAAATTGCTTGACAGTGTTTGCATTTGTGCCAACAAGTTCACGACCTTCAGAGAAGAGATAGTCTGTCCAGTTGAGTTCAGTTTGAACAACATCATCACACAATTGCTTGATGCGTGGCTTCAGTCGCTCAAGCGCAGCAGCACCGCGATCGGTAGAACGTTCAATTCGAATCACTTCTTTGTCAAGTTCCGCATGGACTTCAAGCTCATCTTGCGCAATCTTCTGAACAGCTTTACCAATCGGCTGGAATAGGTTAGTCGAGCAGATAGTAAAAGTGATCGAGAACGAAGCCATGAACTGAATTCGCTCAAGTAGATATAGAGCAACTACACCGAGCAGCACATCGTCGTAGATTTCATCAGCAGTTACTTGTCCGAGAGCATATTGATGTGAGACTTCATATAGTCGAGCGAAAACTTTATTGACAGAATCCATTCGAGCAATAGATTCTTTCACAGCAAGAATGTCAGTCAGAACTTTTGATGGATCATCGAATGACATCCGAACAATGGTACTGTAAGTGTTTCCATGTACCTGTTCATTGTCGCTGATTCGCTGCCATGCCGCCCATAAAGATGTGTCAGTAATGAACGAAGCCATAACTGGTGCAATACAACGAGATGCAACAGAATCAGCTTCCCACTGCCAGGCAAGCGTACGGATCATCATATCCGACACAGACTTCGGACAAGTCTTGAACTCAATATTGCAGATGCTGTAATCAAACTCATCCTCATCCCAATCCAGAGACTTCATCACTTTATACAGTTCCCAAATCTTTGGATATGGTTTATGTATGGTATCAATCAGTCCTGGAGCCATACCAAAGAACAGTGGCTGACCAGCTTGGTAGTCTTCTACTGTTTTGTTCACATTGAACACTTTACTATCCATCAAGATACTCCTTAGCAGTAAGAAATTAGATTATAACATAAAGTTGAATTTTTGTATTCCCATTATGATTTCAAATCATAACGTTTCATCCAATCTATCCATGCAGTATCTTCGATTGGAATCCACCCACCACAAAACTTTTTAATAATTTTTCGTACCATATAAAGATTCTCCAATTCTATATGTTTGGCGTAATCTGATGCAGTCAATCCAGAATTTCTTAACCAAAAATAATATAAAATGTTAGCTTTCTGCCAATAAATCAACAGATCGAGATGTTTTCCTCGACATTCTATTATTTCCCACGGTGGACAATGTAATCCTCGATGTTTCCGATCACTATCAGATCGTGTGAATGATTTTCTGTTTGATTTTGGAGTAAGTGATGCATCAAACAATTCAGTTTTGTGGTATGAAAATCTAAATCCCCCAGCAGTTCTATTAGGATTATGTAATGCTACCCATAAAGTTTGAGTCGCTATGTTCAAAGATTTTGCAGCATCGACAATAGTATTGTATTGCTCAACAAAAACATTTTCAAGAGTATATTGATATACGGCAACTCCAGTATTTGAATTTTCGCTAATTTTAGCTCTTGCTTCGTCAGAATGTCTTTTACCCAACATTCCTTTTGGATGGGGATTATTTTTGTACCACTCTTTTCTAAGTTTTGACGTGGCTTTCGACAATCCTTGTCTAATCCAACCATACATTTTATTATTTCTGATTGTTGTTTTAGCCGATGCTGTCATCATTGCAACAGCACACCAAAGAAGAGCATTATCTGGGTATATTTTTACCAATAGTTGATGTGCTATATAATGTTCTTCCGCAGTCAATTCAACAAGATTTGCGGACTCATCTGTTCCACCCATGCATCTAGGAACTATATGATGTCTCTCAACATATATTTCCCGTGGGAGGGAACGTTCCCTCCCACGTTGCATTAATCTATCATAATGCAACTGATAATTCATAAAGTACAACTTTCACAATATTCTTGATCGTTCGAAATCTCAGAAACATCAGAATCTGATTCATCAATCTCAAACACAGACTTACCAGAAGCAGTGTTGCTATTTATGTAGTAACGGCTTTTAATTGAAAATTTTAGCATGTCCATGTAGTCTTGTAGAATCTGCGAAGAAGAGACTTTGACATCACCCTGTAGTTTAACATACAAATCAGCAGAGATACCTTGATCAGTCCACTTTTGCATGACAGCATATGCTTTGATCATGTCGCTGCTGCTGATGTCCCATGCGGATTGATATTTATTCTTCAGCTTCGTACCCTCTGGCGCTGCCCAGTGATTGACTTGCGTATCATTTGTCTTCATGATGTACAGTTCACGAATTGGATATACACCGTTCGTAGTACCAGAACCTTGACTTGAAGACTCAGATGGCATATGTCCGACTAGGACAGAGTTTCGAATTCCACCGTTGTCAATGATTTCTTGACGCAGATTTTTCCAGTCACGCTTGTTACCAATAGTCACTAGAGAATCTACATTCTTCTCATACGTATCGATTGGTAGCCAACCCTTTGGCCACAGAGTCTTGTTCATCCAAGTAGCAATGCCATGCTCTTTTGCAAGACGTAGAGATGCACGAACTAGATGATAGTAATGAGTCTCGAATAGTTCATGAATTGCATTGCGACCATCAACAGTATCATACTTATGATTGTGTTTTGCCATCCAGTGTGCTAGACCGACGACACCAACAGCAGCGTTACGTCGAGCTTGAGCAGTGTTCTTTAGATTTGGAAATGGATATTCTGCATTGTCAAGCGCAAAGTCAATCATCTTCAGACAGTAGTATGCAGCATCAGCGTATTGCTCATCAGAAGTGATGTTTGCAACGATCACCGCAGCCAGAGAACAAAGTCCGATTTCACCGTCGCCTTCGTCATAGATACCCTTGTAGAGTTCTTCGACTGAAGAGAATGGCTTAGTCACAACTGCAATCTCTTGGCAAAGATTGGACTGATAAATTGCTTCAACAAATGGAGTATGCTTATTCAGCGCATCAGTAAAGTGCAGATACTGAACACCAGTCTCATATGCTTGCTGTAGAGCGCCCATGACAACATCACGAGCATTCAGCTTGACATTTGCAGTCTTCAGATACTCAGCATACTTCGCTTCAAAAATGCTTTGATCTTTCAGATACTGTGCTTCATACAGTTCAGGCTGTTCTGCATAAGAGAATGGCGCATACTCAGCGTTCTTTGCTACTAGACGACCAAACGTGCGATTTGAGCCAAAGCTATAGTGACAACCAGCAATACGCTTGCTTTGAGGCGTAGTTGGATGACGCAGCTTTTGAATCACTTCAACTTCTGGATCAAATGCAGTGTAGTGAACAGTAGATGCACCGCCGCGACCATTCTGTAGATTCGCACCAATCGCGCCAACCATTGAACGATAGTACGGCAGCTTGCCTTGATGTTGAATCACGCCACCACGCACTGGATCACCCAGCGAACGAGTCTTGATATGCGTACCGATACCAGCAGATGCACAAGTCATCATGTATGCAATGTGATCACCAGCAGCAAGAGACTTTGCACTGTCATCAGTAGTGTAGAGACAGCAAGAGGCATAGCCACGCAGACGAGTACCAAGGTTCACATAGTATGGAGTTGGTACGTTGATACGACCATGAGCAAAATGTTCATAGTAGTTCTTGACATGTTGCATACGAACGTCTTTTGGCTCCTTCTCTGCAAGTGCCATTGCCATACGCATATAGACAAACTGAGCAGATTCATACTCTTTCTTTGCAACTTTGTTGCGTAGAGCATACTTGAATCGAATCTGATTCAGTTGATAATGAGGATACGTATAGTTGATCTGATGATCAATAAGCTTCTCAACTTCTGCATACTCTTCATCCGAGTAATCAAGTTGAGTCATGATGTTTGCATCAATTAGATTCTGATGCACTTGCTTGACAGTTGGGATAACACCATCATAGATTTCACGATCAATCAGCGAAGCGTAAAGTCTCCCGGCCATTTTGTTGTATTCCCAACTCTTGCGCTGGAGACAAACTTCAATTAGAGCCTTTTGAAGATCAATCGAAGGACAGACTTTAGGACACTTATTGACAGCATCAATGACGACAGATCCCCAATCAACAGCCGATCCAAGCTTTTTGCTTGCCCACTGACCCCAACCATTCACCTTTGCGGGTGAGAACTCTTCCTGCTGACCATTACGCTTGACAATGAATTCAATCATTTTCAGATGCCTCTTTCTTAAACCAATTAGACTCGGGAGATTTGTTTTGGATGATATAAAGTTCTATCAGATTTGCTAGAAACGCTTCAATGGGAATTTGTGAGATTGACATTATAACATAGACGATCACCATTAATAACAACATGATTCAAACCTTGATCTTGGACGAGTATTTACTAGTCTAAAGTACATCTAACCCATTGGCTAAACTTCATCTTAGCAGCGATGCCAGAGACAGTGCTTGATCGAATCAAAGAAGTGATCTCGGGAACAGAGTGTCCATTCAGAATCATATCATTGATGTCTTTACCCCAAGACTCGTTCCAGAGACACACTGGATATCCAGACTCTACCATCTTACGAATTGCTTTACAGACTTCTGGATTTCTTGGTTGATTATCTGGCACCAACACAACAGATGAATATTGTCGAAGTTCTGGAACAACAAGATCAGCACTACCAACAGCGATTGAGTTGTCAAAGAACAATGAGTCAAGTGGACCTTCAAGCACAAAGACTTCCTTCTTTGAATTGACTGTATCAAGACCAAAGACGCGAGATGCATCGGCTTGAACTTTCATGAAGATGTACTTTGGTTGCTCATTACCAAATGCTCTTGCACTGAGTCGAGTGATGTTGCCTTGCTTGTCAAAAAACGGAATAATCAAACGTGGATGATCTTCGAGCTTTGAAGAAACTTTTTCGCCACGCCATTCAAGCTCAAACTTTTTGAATCGAAGAACGAAGTATAGACGCTTCCAGTGTTTCTCTGCAATCTTACGCTTCCTCAGATACTTGACTGCGGGATGATCTTCTGCAAGATCAGCAATACACTCAAGGTCTTTGAGTTGCAGTCGCTTCTTTGGTTGCTCTTCAATGACTTCAAGTTTCTGTTGCTCAGATTTTGGCACTACATCTTGCGCTGCTTGATACTTTTCAACAATGAACTCATTGAACAAGTATGGGTCTTGCAGCTTCAGAAAGTTGCTGAAGAGCATTGAAGCACCGCAGTTGAAGCGACCCATGACGTACTGAGTAGCCTTGCTTGGCAAGTAG